CTTGCGATCGCAGTGCAGGTGGCAACCGATGCGGCGTTCACCTCGCCGGTTGAAGTTGCGACCCGCACTTACCTGCTGGCCGAACTGACGCTGGGCAAGCGACTGAGCTTCCCGGCTGAGTTCCCGGAAGGCACGAACCTGCGCTACGTTCGCATTCGCTACACCGTGACCGGAAGCGCGCCGACGACCGGCAAGGTCTGGGCCGGTGTGGTCGCCTCGCGCCAGACGTCTGACGCCTAATGTCCGGCGCAAAGGACGCCTCCACCTTGAAGGAAGCGCCCGCTGCAAACATCACGGGCGACGGCACTCATGTCGCCGTCGCCCGTGGCTTTTGCGAGGAAGTGATCGAGCCGGGCTGCGTTGTCCCGGCAGGCTATCCGGTTGGTTCGTGGATGGAGGCAGTCGCTGCCCCAGCCAAGAGCGAAACCAAGAAGGCAGCAGCCTCGGAGGAATAAATGCCCAAGCTGGTAAGCATGAAGCGGGAAGATGAGACCGGCGATCTGTGCTGTGACTATAACCGCTACGGCTATGGGCTGCAGATCAACCTCGATGACGACCAGTGCGAAGCGCTGGGGATCACGAAAACCATGCCGGTCGGCACGCGGGTTTCGGTGCAGGCTGTGGGGATCGTCAACCGCTCGGGTGAATGCCTTGAGGCTGACGGTAAGGGCGTGACCGTTTCGGTGCAGCTGACTGATCTCGCAATGACGGCGCAGGGCAAGGCCTCTGACGCTGCGAAAATTCTCTACGGGGATGACTGATGGCAACTGTTCAAGGCACGCGCACTGACGGCTTCACCGAAGGCGTATTCGAGACCTGGACCCCGCTGACCACGACCAACGCGGACGGCAGCAGCGCAACCTTCGTGGGCGCTGGCGACCGCGTGGTGCAAGTTACCGGCACGTTCGGCGCTGGCGGCACTGTCATTGTTGAAGGCTCGCTTGATGCGACCAACTGGTTCCAACTCAAAGATCCGACCTCGACCGCGATCAGCTTCACCGCTGCCGGTCTGAAAGCGATCCTTGAAGCTGTTCCCTATCTTCGCCCGCGCGTCACTGCCGGAGACGGCACGACCTCGATCTCAGTGAAGATATATCACCGGAGAAACAACAGTGCCTGACCTTAAGGAAGCCATTGCGCAGGTGCAGCGGTTCGCGCCCTTCATGCAGGCCGTGATTGATCTGGCTGCAACTGCTGAAACGCTGAGCGGTGCCGAGCGCGCCGTTGCGGAAAAGCAGTCGCTGCTGAGCGGACTGGACGCCGAGATTGAAGACGCAAAGGCCGCACTGGCGAAGGCCAAGGCTGACGGCAAGAAGGCGCTGGAGGCGGCGCAAGGCAATGCGGCGGAACTTGAAGCCGAGGCGCAACAGGCCCGCGATGAGAGCGTTGCTGCTTCGAAGCGCGCCGATCATGATGCCCGAATTGCGATCGACGCTGCTCGCGGGGAAGCCAAGCGCCTGGTCGATGAGGCTAACGGCAAGGTTGCTGAAGCCGAAGCCAAGGTTGCCGCTGCGCAGGCCGAGCTTGCTGCGATTGAAGCTAAGGCCGATGCCGCGCGCAAGCAGATCACCGATGCGCAGGCCAAGTTCGCCAAGGTGCTGGAAGGCTGAGGCGTGACGACGATCACGACGAGGGCTGGCAAAGGCTCGCCGCTGACTCATACGGAAGTCGATGCCAACTTCGAGAACCTGAACAATGACAAGGCTGAGGTTGGGCACGGGCATGCCTTCCTGTCGCATGAAGCCAATCTCGGCAGTTCGGCCAAGCGATCCGGCAAGTTCACGATCAGCGGCAGTGGTTTGACCATCGGCAAGCCGGTCATGATCCAGCAGGCGGTTGGTCCTTACACTGGCAAGGGAACGCGCGCCGATGAAGCCGAGATGGACCAGGTAAGCGCAACCGCTTCGGTCACGGCGGCGGATACGATCACAGCCTATTGGTCCTCGCCTCGGCGGGTCAAGGGCAACATCAAATTCAATTATCAAGTGGGAGCGTAAGACATGGCCGTTATTGAGGGCATTGTCAGCACGAACGGCGCGGAAGTTGACGCCACCAACCGGCTCAAGGTCAACCTTGATACGGGGGCCAATCCTGCACAGGTTGGCGCGGTGCGCATGGTGTCCGAGAATGACACCGGCGCCGCGTCGGGAACGGCCTATCTGGTCAGCCCTGAAACCGATGACGACTACCGCCTTCGGGTCGCGCAGGAAACGGTCCTTGAGACCGAGACGTTCAACTACGGTGCGCAGAACACTGGCAAGCACACCTTTGCCAACGCAACAATGAGCGTCAGCTTTACGGCTGCGGGCTTGACCACGAATAGCGGCAACATCACCACCATCACAACCGGCGTGAACTTCGGCACCTACGCCATGTTCCCGCTTTTGGGGTCGGCGCAGACCTATTGCGAGATCGAAGGCTCATTCACCGCGCAGCCGACGACCAACACAATCGTTGACTTCGGCCTGTTTCTTCGGGGTGCGGCCAACCCCTATGCCCCGACTGACGGGGTGTATTTCCGCCTCAACTCAAGCGGGCTGATTGGCGTTATCAACTCGAACGGCACGGAAACGACCGTTTCGCTTTCGGCCTTCACTTATATCAATAACCAGAAATACCAGTTCATCATCGCTTTCCATGAGCGCGAAGTAGAGTTCTGGATTGACGGTGTTCTCCACGGCTCGATTGAAACCCCTGCCGGGCAAGGACAGCCCTGCATGTCTGCCGCGCTTCCCTTCTCTCTGCGCCATGCCATTACGGGCGGTGCGGCGGGATCGGCGCTGTCGTTTGTCCTCAACGATTACACCATCTCGCTCGGCGGGCCACAGCTTGCGACCACGGCTTCGGTCATGGGCCAGCGCATTTACGGTTCGTATCAGGGCCTTTCAGGCGGGACTATGGGGTCGCTGGCAACTTACCCCAACTCAACCAACCCGACCGCTGCTGCACCTTCCAACACGGCACTGACTGCCAACCTTCCTGCCGGTCTTGGTGGGCAGGGCTTGGTCACCGCTGCCGCTGCGGCTGCGACTGACGGTATTTGGGGCAGCTATCAGGTTCCGGCAGGCACGGTGAACGTGCAAGGGCGCAGGCTAGTCATTCGCGGCGTTCAGCTTAGCGCAGTCAATACTGGCGCGGCGGTGGCGACCACGGCGACCACCATTCAATTCAGCCTGGCATTCGGACACACGGCGGTTTCGTTGGCGACTGCTGAAGGTGCGACAACCAAGGCTCCGCGCCGCGTTGCGCTCGGCATCATGACTTGGGCAGTTGGGGCCGCAATCGGGCAGGGTCCGCAAAACGGCGATCTGTTCGCGGACTTCGGTGACGCGCCGATTTTCGTCAATCCGGGTGAGTTTGTGGCACTGGTTGGCAAGTTCATTGTCGGCACTGCCACCGCCTCGCAGACGATCAACTTCGTCTGGCAGCCTGCCTATGGGTGGGAATAAGGTGTGGAGCCCTATACCGAGCCTGACTATTGGATAGAAGGCTACACCGAAAATGATGGTGCGGGCGGCAGCGGCAGCGGCTCGACCTATAAGACCATCAAACGACGCCGCGTTGGCCGATAGACTGCTCGATTCAACCCCGCGCTGCTCGGTATAAACCGCTGGCATGGCCGTCTCAGTTGACATCTGCAACCTTGCGCTTGGCGATATCAGAGCGCCCGCAATCGCCGACATTGCCGAGGATACCGTCGAGGCCAGCATGTGCGCGCGGTATTACCCGCATTGCCTTGCCGTGCTGCTCGATGATTACTCGTGGCAGTTCACGAAGCGGATCGCCAGCCTTGCCCTGCTGACCACGAATGAGCGCGAAAGCGAGTGGGCCTATGCCTATGCGCTGCCGAGCGATTGCGGGCAGGCGCTGCGGCTGGTGCCCAATCAGGGCCAAGTCATCGCCGATACCTATTACCGCGACCAGCTCGATCTGCCTCCCCCGGCATGGTGGGCCAAGTTCATTGTCGAGGACGGCGTGCTCTACTGCAACCTGAGCGATGCCGTGCTCGAATATGCATCTGACGCGGCTGACGAAGCGGATTTCCCGCCGCTGTTCCGCGAGGCGCTGCGCAAGCTCTTGGCCGCGAACCTTGCCGTTCCGATTCGTGACAGCCGCGAATTGGAGGGTGATCTGCTCAAGATGGCCGAGCGCGCGCGGCAGGCAGCAATCGCCGCGGACATGAACCGCGCGCCCCGCAACGAGATGACCGACGATATTGCTTGGGCGAGGCGCTAGATGGCGTTCCGGGTCGGCCAGGCCAATTTCAGCAAGGGCGAGGTTTCCGAGGAACTGGTCGCCCGGTTCGATGTCGGCTCCTATCGCACGGCGCTGCGCAAGGCTGCGAACGTCATCATCCTCAAATATGGCGGCGTGACCAAGCGGCCGGGCACGCGCATTGTCGCCAAGGTCTATGACGATGACGGCGTGCGGCTGTTCCCCTTCTCGTTCTCGCTCAGCCAGACCTACGTCATGGAGATGGGGCAAGGCTATATGCGCCTCGCCGCGCTGGGCGGACTAGTGATCGAGAGCAAGTTCACGATCACGGCAATCACGCTGGGCGCGACCACGACGATCAGCTGCGACTATCATGGCTATGCCGCGCACGATCAGATCTATTTCAGCGGGATCGAGGGCTGTACCGAACTCAACGGCAAGATTGGCACCGTGACCAGCGTGATCGACGACGATAATTTCGTGGTCGATATCGACTCGACCGGCTTTTCGGCCTTCACGGGCGACACTGGCGGCACGACCAATGTTGCGCCGCCCCCGACACCGCCTGCCCCTCCGCCTGTCCCCCCGCCCGTGCCTGAGCCTCCTCCGCCTGATCTTGGTGGCGGCGGCGGCTGGGATTGGTGGAACGGCGGGATTGGAAACAACATCCCATGAGCTGCGCGCGCGTCTATCGGGTCGGCACGACCTTCAATGGCTCGGAACTGGCTGAGGTCGATTACGAACAGTCGGCTGACACCATGTATCTGGCTCATATCGACCACGCGCCGCAGAAGCTGGTGCGCGCGGATCACGTGGATTGGTCGTTCTCGGATCTGACCTTTGCGCCGACGATTGCAGCGCCGGGCGGCGTGACCGCCACAGCAACGCAGCCGAACGTCGATGCGGCCAACAGCGGCAACGCGAGCTTCCCCCAGGATGCAAAATATGTCGTCACCGCGATCGATGACGCGACTTCTCAGGAAAGCCGTCCCTCCTCGACCGTGACGGCGAACAACTGCCTGTCACTGGTCCGCAACTACAACACGGTTGCATGGAGCGCCGTGACCGGCGCCGAGCGATACCGGGTTTACAAGGCGAACAACACCGGCTCGTTCGGCTATATCGGCACGACAACCTCGACCTCGTTCCGCGACGACAACATTGGCCCGGATTTCAGTGTCGGCCCGCCCGAAGCCTACGATCCGTTCCCTGCTGCTGGGGACTATCCCTCGACCGTGTGTTTCTATGAGCAGCGGCTGATCTGGGCGCGCACGACCAACAATCCGAACGCGGTCTATGCCTCGCGCTCGGGCGACTATGAGAACATGGATATCTCGCGCCCGTTGCGGGACAGTGACAGTTTCTCGTTCCGGCTCGTGGCTGGCAGGGTCAACGCGGTCAATCAGCTGGTGCCGCTCGACAGCCTGATCTCGATCACGTCTGACAGCATCTTCAAGATCACGGGCGGGCAGGACGGCTATCTCAGCCCGGCAACATTCAATTCCCGGCGCCAGAACGGGCGCGGAGGATCGCGGCTCAATCCGCTGGTCGTGGACTCGAACGCTTTCTATCAGACCAGCGTGGGCAACACGATCCGCGTGATCGGTTATGAATTCGAGACCGACAGCACGCAATCAAACGACATCACGATCTTCTCGCCGCATCTGTTCCGCGGCTTCAACATCACTCGCTGGGCCTATGCGCAGGAGCCGCGATCGGTGATCTATGCCGTGCGCGATGATGGTAAGGCGCTGTGCTTCACTTGGGAGAAAGAGCAACAGGTCTGGGGCTGGACGGTCTTTGAAACTGAAGGGCTTTATGAGGACGTCGCGGTCATTTCCGAAAGCGGCGAAGATCGGGCCTATTGGTTGGTGCGCCGCAATGGCAATCTGCTGATTGAGCGCAGTGCTGCTGCGGAATGGGACGGGGTGGAAAACACCTGCTTCCTCGATAGCGCTGTGACCTATGCCTTCCCCACTGCTGCGACGGTTTGCAACAATCTCGACCACCTCGAAGGGCTGACGGTCAGCGCGATTGCTGACGGCAGCGTTGTGTCCGGTCTGGTCGTGACCGATGGCAAGGTGACGCTGCCTGATGCGGCTTCGGTTGTGACGGTCGGCCTGCCCTATACCGCTGCAATCCAGACACTGCCACTGGTGATCGAGGGCAAGTCCGGGATGACGCTGGCCAAGCCGCAAACGGCCGGCAAGGTTGTGCTGCGCATGATCGACAGCCGGGGCGTCAAGGCCGGGCCGAGTGAAGCCAGGCTGGAAACGCTGCGCCAGCGCACGAATGAACTGCCCGGCGATCCGAACGCGCTCAAGACCGGCATGTATGAAGTCACCATGAAGCACGAGATCAGCGACGGGGTTTCGGTCTGGGTGCAGAGCGATGAGCCGCTGCCGATGACGGTGACGGGGATCTACTTCGATCCGAGTGTGTCGGGATAGCAGTGGGGATCGAGATCGTCCGCGCTTCGCCTGCGCATATCGGGCGGATTGCCAACAAGATGCGGCCCGATGACGTGCTGGAATGCGCGGCGATGGGTTACAGCCCGAAGCAGGCCCTGCGCCAGTCGATGCTGACCAGTGAGGAAGCGTGGACCGCAAAGGTCGATGGTGTGCCTGAGGCCATGTTCGGACTGGTCATAACGAATGCTTTATGTGGTGTCGGGCGTCCGTGGATGCTGGGGTCTGAGGCGATCTACCGGCACCCGCGCGCGATGATCCGTGGCGGCGAGATTGCGCTGAACCGCTGGCTCGATTCAAGTCGCGAACTATCCAACTATGTCTCAACTGGCAATCACCGCGCCATCCGTATGCTTCGGAGGTGGGGCTGCAAGATCGAGGAGGGAGGTGATCTCATGTTCGCCGGGGTGAGGTTCGTCCGTTTTTCTCTGGAGCGCGAATAGATGTGTGTCGCTGCCGCCCCTCTGTTGCTTGCCGCAACAGCCGTTTCTTCAATCTCTCAAATCGCTGGCGGGTTCATGCAGGCAGGGCAGTCGCGTTACGCTGCGCAGATTGCCGACATGAATGCGAAAACCGCTGCGGGTCAGGCCCGCGACAGTGAGGAAAACACCCAGCTTGAAGCACAGCGCCGCTACCGCATGCTGGCCCAGACCAAGGGTTCGCAGGAAGCGGCGATGGCCGCGAACGGGATCGATCTTGGTTTCGGCACTGCCCTCGATATTCAGCGCGACACGGCGATGATCGGTGCGGAAGATGTGGCGCAAATCTACAAGGCCGGGTCTGAGCGGACCAAGGGTTTCGATACCGAGTCGTGGAACTACCGCTCGGAGGCCGCTGCGCAGCGCTCCAAGGCCAGCGGTGCAATTGTCAGCGGGTTCATGAATGCCGCCTCGACCGCGCTTGGTGGGGCTTCGCAAATGGCAAAAATGAGGCCCAAGTCGGGCTTCGGAGGCTGATGTGCCAGTAGTCCCTATGGAGCAGAACCGGGTCGGGATCGCTTCGGTCAACGGCGAGAAGCTGCGGGCGCCGGATCGAAGCGGCGGGATCGGTGACGCACTGGCTCAGGGTGGACAGCGGATTGGTGCTGCACTTGCGAACTATGCGATCACTCAGGATGAAATTCAGGACCATGCCGACAAGCTGGCAGCGCGCAACCTTGCGCTGCAATACAAGAATTCCGCGACGAAGATGGTCGCCGACTTCAAAACGCTGCAGGGCGTCAATGCGGTAAACGGGTCAGCCGAAGCGCAAATGGGCGTCGATCAAGCGCGCAAGGAAGTGCTCGATCTCGCGGCCAATCCGCGCCAGCGCGCCTATCTGCAACCGATGATCGAGGAACTACACCCTGACTACATGAACGGGGTCTATGAGCACTC